TTATCAGCTAAGTTAATAGTCTCAGTGTTTACTGTAGTAGTGGTGCCTGATACAGTTAAGTTTCCTCCAACAATAACATTACCTGATGTATTAAGGCTACCTACGGTAACTGCACTAGGTAAACCAATTTGAATCTGGTTGTTGCTTACTGCAGTCTCAATTTCATTAGCAGTACCAGCAAAGTTTAAAGTGTCTGTAGCTAGAGCCACACTATCGTCAGAACCACTATCAGCACCTACAGTTAGTGCGGTAGTAATAGAAGCAGTGCTTACAGCAGTAACTAAACCTTTACCATTTACAGTAACAACAGGTATAGCTGTAGAGCTACCAAACGAGCCTACATTAGAGTTTACTGTATCCAAAGTTGTTGTAAGGGTAATGTTACCTGTGCCATCAAAATCTGTAGCACTAGCATCTACATCACCATCAATAGTAATGCTTCTTGCAGTTTGTAATGCAGTTGCAGTAGATGCATTACCTGTTACGGCACCTGTAATATTGCCTGTAATCTGTCCTGTCACACCAAGAGTACCACCAATAGTACTATTACCAGTAACACCAAGAGTACCGCCTACTGTGGCGTTATTGGTAACTGCAGCACTAGCTAATGTAGATGCACCCGTAACCCCTAATGTACCACCTACTGTAGTGTTACCTGTAATAGCTGCTGTGCTAGATAACGTTGTTGCTCCTGTCACACCTAGTGTACCACCTACAGTAGCGTTGTCTGTAACAGTTAGTGCATCTGATACTGTAGTACCATCTATATATGCATTTTTAAATCTAGTACTATTAGATCCCAGATCTAACGTGTTTGCAGTCTTAGGCAGCACTTGCGATCCTGATACAATAAGATCTTGGCTTGGTCCTACCTTTGTAATAGGTGCACCTTCACCTGCAGTACCATCGTGCTTATGGCCTGTAGAAGCATTAAACCCTGATTCAATAGCGTTGTACTCTGCATCAAAATCGTCAGCGTCAATAACATTACCATTAGCAATGTTGTTTGCGGTATCTTGTCTAGTATAACCTGCCATAGTGTTTCCTTATTGTCTATCTTCTTGGCTGTATTCCAACAGCGCAGTATCTAAAGTAAAAGTAGGGTTGGTAGATAAATCTTCTAATCGTATTGCTACAGTTTTACCAGACCCAATTAAATTTGTATTATAAACTTTATCTAACTCTCCACCATATGTAGAGCTATTAAACACAGAAGACGAAGCTCCAAATAAAAACACTTGACTACCTGTACTTGATATTTGTTGTGTAGAAGGTTGAACAACTTTTGTATTTGTAGCAGAAGCAAAATCATACTTAATGTTTAAGTCTAGTGTCATACTTGCAGATGGCTCTGCGTAAAGTGTCATTTTGTAAAATGTTTTACGGATCTGAGGATCTGAGATAGGCATAAATGGAGATTCATAGATAGCCTCTATATTGCCCCCATCAAAATTAGAGCCTGTTTCCATTACATACACATAACCATCTTCATTAGCAAACGCTAAAGTTTCAGATGTTCCTGTATATCTACTGTCTGCAATAAATGCTTTTATACCTTTTGTAGTAGACCACGCTAAACCGCCAGCACCCTGTGATACAAACTTTGTTGCTATTAATCCTTTTGCAGCTTCTGTTTGTTCTGATAGTACATATGCAAAAATACGATACTGAGCTTTTTCTTTTAACACAACTGAACAAAACTCAGGAGTCTGGCTTAAAAATGTAGTAGCATCTTTTACAATAGTATCAGAAGCAATGTCTAAACCAAAATCACCAATACGATCTGTAGCGCTTAGTAATCTTATACCATCAGGGGATAGATACATAATATCACCGCCAACCTCCTGAATAGTATCACCGTTGACACAACCAATACGATCCGTAATAGGTGATACTTGAAAGTCTGCGGAACTACTCCCAGTAAGTCTTTTAATTGTATCAGTAGTAAATATAATAAGTTGTTCACGAAATACTGCTAGTCCTGTAATATCATTAGCTACGTTAATAGAACCTGCGCCATTTGCTACATTAAAATCATCTACGGTAAAAGGAGCGGTAAAAAATACTGTATTACCTTTTGCGTAAAAAGCTGTATTTTTAAATATAGCTACATGCTGTGCGCCTAAAACATCTGTACTATTTGAAGAAGTCATAAAAGTAGTACTGTTACCAGATGTATTATATACTGCAGGATAATTAGTACCATCTACAAATATAACTTTATCGTCACCGTCTAAATTAAATAAAACACTTTTAGCTTTACCACCATTTGTAGCTGCACTAGTAGCCATGCTAGTCCACGAATTACCTGTACTGTAATAATACTGAGTATAGTTATTTGCATTTTTACGCGCTGCAACAATTCGACCTGAACTGATAACTTTTAACGCAAGTATAGGACCACTACCTGTAACTTGTTGTGCACTGTACTTTGAATACCCACGTATTTTAGAATAACCACCCTCTTTATTTACCTCAAAGTTTTGTAGTAACGTAGCAGAACCTACAGCATTAGTACCTTGCTGTAGTGCAGTAAGATTAGAGATAAGCCCACCTCTAAACTCAATAGGAAATGTCTGCCATTGTGTTGCCATTAAAAGTGTACTCTCAAATCACGTACATACTCTGTACGATTTATATTTATACTACGTAAATGCTTAATGCCCTGTGTAAATTTTTGCATAGACAATTGGGCTGCTTGCATATCGCCTCTAAATTGATATGCGTAATACATTGCACCATCTACAATAACGTAACGATACTGTTCAGGAAGATTTGGTACGTCAGAAAAAAGTTCTAAGTCAAATCCTGTAGTGTAGTACTCATATATTAATTCATATGCTTTATCAGGACTAGGTACTACTAATAACTCTCGACTAGGGGCACGTACTATATAACGTGGAGTTCCTGTATTACTAGAGTTATACTCAGTATCTACATGTTTGTCAAGGTATTCTTCATAACTAAGTACTTTAAGTTTAATAGTATTCGTTGCTAGGTTATCATCACGTTTAATTCTAAAACTATTCATGTTAATTGTTTTTGCATCATAAGGATAGCTATAGCGAGTTTCACCAGCAAGTAGAACTTCTTCTTGCTCTACATGATTCCAAGGCCACTCGTACTCTTCTTGTTGAATGTGACGAATAGAAGAGTTTACTGCATCTTTAGCAAAACTATAAAAACCTGTAGTAGTAGCAAAGTTAGCAGAGGTTAATTCTACTTCATTAAGCCTACGATTTACATCATTAACTAACCCAAGATAATCGTATGCCATATTACTTCTCCCTCACGCGCAACAACACAGAACGCTCATACTGTAGTGCGCCTACTGTAGTTATTTTACACGTAATCTTATAACGTTTATTATTAGTGCCTAAACTTAATCTAATTGTAGCAACAGTATTAGTATATGTACCCTGTACAAACTGTAATCCATCAACAATATCAGTATCACTAACTTGTGTTTTAGTACCATCTGCAGCATCTATAAACCAAGTAACTGCAGAAATAGTATCTGTACCTAAAAAGCGTGACCAATCAATGCTGTAGTCAAGCAATTCATCTTTATCTTTATCAGGCCACTTATATGACATTTGTTATCCTTTAGGCTGCAACTCTAATTGTTTGATTAATCCTACTTATTTCATTAATCACAATGGTTCTATTATCTGGTCTAATATGCACTACGTTTTCTCTTGGTACTGCTACCGCATAAATAACTCTATCTTTATCAAATGCGTTTATATTAAACTGGAATGTAACTCCTGTAGCAACTACACTTCCTACATTTGTATTAGCAGCTACACTATTTAGTAACTCAGATATATTTGCTTTTACACTTGCTACTGTACCTGTAGCTGAAACAGATAGTAATTTTTCAGATATATCAATTTCAAATCCATCGAAGCTAACGGCTTCAATTGCACCAGATGCTGATACACCTACAAGTGTTTGATTAGCGTCACCAGAAGGTATTACATTTGTTATTGTACCTGTAGCAGCTACACTATTTAGTAACTCAGATACATTAACTGTTAGGCTACCTACTGCACCTGTAGCTGAAACAGATAGTAAGTTTTCAGATACATCAACTTCAAAGCCACCAACAGAAACTGGCTCAATAGATCCTGTAGCACTTACAGATGCTAATGTATGATTACCTTTAGCATCAAACCCTACAGTTACTACTGTACCTGTGGCTGCTACACTAGCAAGTAATTCAGAAATATTTACAGTTACTGTGCCTACGGCTGTTGTAGCACTTACAGAGTTTGTAACTTCGTCAGGATTTATAGAAGGTGTGCCTACCGCACCTGTAGCAGATACACTAGCAAGGCGCTCAGTAACATGTTCTACAACAGTAGAGACTGCACCCGTAGCAACTACACCTGTAATAGGTACTTCTGCAGAAACACCTGATACAGATGATGCTAGAGTAGTAGTTGCTAACGGTGTAAAACCAAACATGTTCTATAATTACCTTAAAGTTATTCTGACTTTTAAGCCCATCAATAAGCCACCCATCCTGTAGAGTTGTCAGACTGATAAGCACTCTCATCCCAATAAAAAAGTGTATCTTCTACGACTGGGGCTGGAATAGGCGGCTCCCAAAGATATGTTTCTGAATTAAGTGTCCAGCTAGGGTATGGCTGTGGCTCGTAAAATCCTACGCCATCATATTTCCAATCAACACCAGCATAGTTTTTTCGCAAAGCCTTTGTCTGATCAGAGGATGGGGTGTTGCTATCAGGTTCGTAATGAACGCCACCCCTAGTGTTATATGAACACTTTATCCAATCCCCCGCAGATTTATCGACAAATGTGTCAAAAAAATCTGCCGTCGCTACAATAACATTGACCACCGTTCCGTCTAATACTTTTGCATAATGACCCATTTTTTATCTCCTTTCTAAGTTGGTGAGAAAGAACCAGAAGAAGTAAACTTATGGTATGTGTAGCCGCCAGATGAGGTTATAGTGCCACCTGTAGCCGCAGTTCCCCCAGCATATCTGATAACAACGACCCCAGAACCACCATTAGCACCATAACCAGTTGCAACACCGCTTACGCCAGCTCCACCACCGCCGCCGCCGCCAGTGTTTGCAGATCCCGCAGTTGCACCAATAGTGTAGCCTCTACCCCCATTACCGCCACCACCAGAACCGCCTGATCCACCGCTGCCAGAGTTGCTATTATTGCCACCGCCGCCGCCGCCAGATACGGTTATAAAGCTATTCCAAGTGTAACCTGAGCCACCGTTGCCGCCATTATTGTCCGACCCATTGCTGCCAGAGCTACCTCTGCCGCCACCGCCGCCAGCAGATATTGTACCAGAAGTATCGCCATTTCCTCCTGAGTTACCTTGCCCAGTTGTACCAGATGCACCACTACTATATGAGGCATTCGCAGCACCGCCACCGCCTGATCCACCAGATAAAGCTTGCCCCGCAGGGCTTCCAAGAGTAGCCCCTCTGCCGCCGCCAAGAGCACTGCCCATTGAGCCCGCAGAGGTGTCACCTCCGCTTGTTATAGCGCCTTGGGATACTCCTCCCGCACCAATAACTATAGTGTTTGATGATGATGCTAACGCACCATTTACTACAAGAGCGCCACCTGCGCCACCACCGCCTGACCTGTTAATTCCCCCTGCGCCACCGCCACCTACGATTAACACATCAACAACCATAAACCCTAAAGCATTCGCAA